TTTAATCCATAAACGTCCATACCCATTATATGCCCTCCCTCATTGCATAGTCACGAACCTCGAAGAAATCCATGAATGAGATACTTTCCTCTAGTTCTTCTTTGCTAATCATTGGTGAAACGCTTTCACCCTCGACATCGCATCCAAGAACCAGACCACAACCTGCTAGTGGGTATGGGTAGTTATCAAATTTAATGAATTTACTATCGGCAGAAAGCGACAACATGCCTTCGTCATCCACATAAATATCAGTAGATACGCCTTTGTCTTCGTCATAGTTTATGCAGACTGTTGTGAACAAACTAGCCCCAATTAGCTTTTGAATGTTCTTATAGTCTCCATCGTATTCGACAACTTCGATTGTCTCAGTTGTCGGGTTGATTAAAAATGCCAACATTGTGTTCTCCTCTGTTGGTAGCTGGGCAACATTACCCAAAACAATAGTCCATTATTCGTGGGGGAAAGTCAAATAGTTTCTTCTTCTTCTTCTATTAATTTTTTGCTGTGGTAGCGGTTGTGCATCCATCCCATTGAGCCTCTTGCGCTTTCAGAACCCTGCGTCTTCCAGCAGGTATCACATAGCGGGCGTTCGCCGCTTGTGTAGATCATGGCGATTGCTTCAAAGACAGTGCTTGCGTCTTCACCACAACATCCACATGCCGGGGCTTGCCCTTGTGCTATCATCCGAGCGAAGTGTTGCCAGGATCGGTGCTTGCGGTTGTGTGGTTGTTTAATCTTCTCGCTTGCGGCTGGTTTCAAATATGTAATGGCGATTTGCTTCGCAAGAAACAAGCGGCGGCGGCTATGCCGCCGCCGTCTATATTGTGGTGCTCTTAGCATATTTCATCCAGTAGCTCTGCCATGTCATCCATTGACCAGTGTTCTCGGATAGCTTGCTTCACGTTGTCATCTTCTAAAGCAAGGGCTGGGTCAATCGTGCGCTCATTACAGAGCGCACAAAAGACATTGATGTAAGTTTCAGCATCCATGTTGGTTTACCTTTTTGGCGGCTTGACGTACATGCGAACGACAGGCTTGAAGCTATAGAAGGCTTCCTGTTCTTCGTGGGTCATTTCCACGTCAATAATGTAAGGGTTGTCGTCACTAGGACGGCCACCATTAACAGTTTTCAATGTGCGTGACGCAACTTCTTTGAGTGTGATAGTCGTGCCATCGGATGCGGTAGCAGATGATGTGTTGGTTGTTTCAAAAACTTCCGTCATCCATGCCTTGGCTTTACGCTCGGCATCATCCGCCGCTTTACGTTTAGCGACTGCGGATGCTACTGCATCAGCCGCCATGAGTACAATCATATCGTTTTCAATATCAGTCATTAGTAAATACCTTTCTCGGTAGCTAGGGCTTGTAGTGCAAGAATAAAAAGCATGCCTGATGCTAATATTGACCAGACACAAATGAGCGAACTCACCCAAGGGTAAAGCGCATACATCTTAACGGCACACAATAAAGCGAACCATGCCATGAATAGGCTGGATGCTAGGTAGAAATTAACCGCCCAAAATTTCGGGGTTGGTTTAAATTGTTTAAACATAATGTACTCCTTGTGTAATGTTTAAGTTAATAACTCTGTTATAACGCAAAATACGAGATAACGCAATACCCAAAAGAAAAGTATTTTATTTATTTTAGGGGTTGACATTTCCAAAAGAAAATAGTATAGTGCGCCGCCGTTGGGGTAGGAGCTAGTAATATAAACCAGTAATTTTTAGTAGTAAATACTAACACTAAATCGGGGTTACTTTAATAAAATAGTGGTTCACGATTTGTTCTCCTAACCCCCCACCCCCCTATATAACCAGGTATACGTTGACGAGTCGGGGTGTGTGTGTTGGATTGATAAATTCATTCAAATATAATATCGTTTGGACATGAACCTAGACATTATCCCCGAGGAAGCCCTCAAAGAAATCCTTTTGTTAAAGGAAGCAGAAGCAAGTATCGTGAGACGCGAGGCGGCGAAAGATCGTTTCATGTCTTTTGCACACCATGTGTATGATGACTTTATCGAGGGTAACCACCACCGAATTATATCCGAAAAGCTTGAAGCGGTTGCACGGGGGGAGTTAAAACGCCTAATCATAAACATGCCACCCCGACATTCCAAATCTGAATTAGCATCTTACTTGATGCCCGCATGGTTTTTGGGAAGGAACCCTAAACTGAAGATTATTCAGGCAACGATGAACACGGAGCTTGCCACACGGTTTGGACGTAAGGTTCGTGATTTGATTGCTGATCCTTTATACAGGGAAATTTTTCCGCATACAGATTTGAAAGCAGACAGTCAGGCGGCTGGTCGTTGGGAGACGAGCAAGAAGGGCGAGTATTTTGCGGCGGGTGTTGGTGCGGCGATGACGGGACGTGGTGCTGACTTGTTGATTATTGACGATCCGCACTCGGAACAAGATGCTTTATCTTCTACTGCGTATGATCACACTTACGAGTGGTACACATCTGGACCGAGACAGCGTTTACAGCCCGGTGGTTCGATAATTATTGTTCAAACACGGTGGTCAAAGAAGGATTTGACGGGTCGGTTACTGAACGAGCAGATGAAAGACACGATGGCAGACCAGTGGGATTTGATAGAATTTCCTGCGATATTGCCGTCGGGTAACCCTGTTTGGCCTGAATTTTGGAAAAAAGAAGAGCTTTTGGGGGTGAAAGCGTCACTTTCGCCTACTAAGTGGAACGCACAGTGGCAGCAGAATCCAACGTCTGAAGAGACGGCGATGGTGAAGCGCGAGTGGTGGCAGAGGTGGACAAAGGAGAAGATTCCACGTTTGAAGTACATTTGACAAGCCTATGACACTGCGTTCTCGAAAAAAGAGACGGCTGACTACACGGCTATCACAACGTGGGGCGTGTTTGATCCAGAGGAGGACAACACAGAACACATCGTGTTACTCGATGCTCAGAAGGGTCGGTACAATTTTCCAGAGTTGAAGGAGCTCGCGGCGGAGCAGTATGAGTATTGGGAGCCGGACATGGTTTTGATTGAGGCGAAGGCATCGGGTCAGCCTTTGGCGGATGAACTTTTGCGCATCAACATTCCTGTTTTGACTTATTCGCCCGGTAGAGCCAAGGGTCGCGGTGGTATAGACAAGACTACTCGTATGCATATGGTTGCGCCGTTGTTCGAGGCTGGTCGTGTTTGGGTTCCTGACAAACCTTTTTCGGATGAAGTTATTGAAGAAGTTGCATCTTTTCCTAACGGGGACTACGATGATTACTGTGACAGCATGACTATGGCTTTGATTAGATTTAGACAAGGCGGGTTAGTTACGTTAGAAGAGGATGAGGACGAGGAGTACCGTCCTTCGAGGAAACGTGAGTATTACTAATGGATCCGATAAGCACAGGTTTAGCTGGCATTGCTCTTGTACAGAAGTCGGTTGAGTTTATTAAGAGCAACATAAACACGGTTAATGATATTCGTGATATTGCTGGTGCGTTAGATGGATTGTTTGAAGGTGAGAAACAGGTTCAGAAAAAACGATTTGGTGACAAGTCTTTAATTGGGCAGTCCAAGGATGCGGCTCACTCGGTTATAGATGCCAAATTAGCCCAGGAACAACTCGAAGAAATTTCGATAATGATTGATAATAGGTTCGGCTACGGAACGTGGCGAGCTATCATTGCGGAGCGTAACAAGCGGATCGCTGAAGAGAAAGAAGCGATTAAGCAAGAAAAAATCCGCAAACAAAAGGAAAAAGAAGCTAAACTAGAAGATCTAAAGCTTGGCGGCATTGTAGTTGGGATTCTTTTTGTTGTATGTTTTGGATTAATTATTTTAACAAAAATATTTTTTACGGGTTGATCTATGGATTCTGTAAATCGAAGAAGAGAGTCACGCAATAGAAGTTTTACTGAGGAAGACTTAGCTCGGCTACGCCTAGAGGCTATAGAAAACTTAGTCAGGGGCACAAGCCAGACGGCGAGTGATGTTTATCAGGGCTTGGGTAACTTTGCTTCTTTCTTAAAAGAAAATCCAAAATCAGCGGTTCAGTTCGGTGCTTTGGTATCACCTGATCCTATTGTCGGTACGGCGGCGGGTGTTGCTGAAGCTTTTGGCGCATACCCAGATCCGTTCAATCCGGGCGAGAACTTGCCGTCTGTGCTTGAACAACTCCTTGAGGGAGAGTTCCTTGGAGCAGGACTCACGACTCTTGGTGCTCTTCCTGTTATTGGTGCGTTTGCCAGTGGTGTTAAGAACGCTAAACGCATTTCGGATGCGGAAGATGCAGACGTTCTGTTAGAGTTTGAGGATTTGGGTGGTGCTTCGGTTCGCCTAGAACCACGCGACGACGGCACAGTAAACATTAATGAACTAGTTTCTCCAGAGCGTAACAAGGGCAATGCGTCGGAGGTTTTGAATCGTGTTCATGACAAGGCGGATGAAGATGGTGTGTCGCTTGTTTTGACTCCAGAGCGTATGCAGGAATATGTTGATGTTCCGGGAACCTTGGATACGGATGAGCTTGTGGAGTTTTATCGTAGAAAGGGTTATCGAGTAAGATTTCCTGACCCCAGCAATCCAGATCAAATTCCTGAAATGATCCGTGACCCGAAGGTAAAACTTAGACCTACTGCGCCGCCCATGACCGAAAAACAATACAACGCGGCTATCGGGGGGGCGAAAGGTAACAAAGAACTACAGCAACGATTGATTGCGGAGAAGAATGAGTTCTTTCCTAAAAAAGAAAAATCAAAGAGCACGAAGCCTACAAAAACGCCACGTCAAAAAGCAAACGAGGCTTCGCGTACATATACTACTCCGGGTATTGCAGAACGCGGCGACAGTAACGTTGAGGTTTTTGGTGAGGGATTGCCGGGTCTTGTTAGATACAGCACATCTACCACTCGTGCTTTTGCAGATATGGAAAGACCAAAGCAAAACATGTCTGGTGATGCCTTGTTGAATCGGCTGGATATATCCGCAACAGACGAATCGCAGTCTGGCATACGTTCTTTGATTGATGAGATGGGAGGATTAGACAACCCTAACTTCATCGGTGACAAAGGTGCGTTAATTACGTTTGATGAATTTTTTGATCGCCTTGTTGAGTACGGACCAAAAAGAAGCACTATTCAACACACCAATCCAAACTTTGCTAGATTGCAGGAGATTAAGTACACAAACGACAGGTCTGTCTTAGATAAATTACCGGAAGGCACTGATTTTGCTCTCGTCCCAAATTCGAGTCGCGGTCTTTCGGACAATTATAGGTTTGCGGTTTTACACACGAATGATCCGAATATTTCTGGTGTTAATGATTTACCAGATGGGCATAGGCACTACGAAGAAACAAAAAGACCTATAAGAGGTTATTTAGGAGACGACACTAAGGTTATCTCTCATAGTCGAGGTGGTTTTTACAGAATGTTAAATTCTAAGAACCCTAGCGACAAAGGTCACTTGGCTGTTGCACTTGATGAGTTTCAGACTGATGGTTTTAAGCAGTTGAGTGAAAATCGGGGGCTCATTAGTCCAGAGAGGATTCTTAGAGAAACGAAGAAACTCGAAGAAAGAAGAACAAGTTTTAAAAACCGAGCTAATGAAATAAACACAAAAGCACTTACTAACTTTGAAGGTAAACAGGATGATTTTGTAAAAGACTTCAACACTCTTTTTAGGTACAGGAAATTCAATGAACCGCTTGAAGGTGGTGTTGTTAATAGAATACGCATGGATAGGTTTATCAAAGACATAAAAAAAGACGGCACACCTCTTAACGAAGCTGCTAAAGAGTTTTTT